CGGTACAAAGGCTTGTTACACTATTCGCAGAACAAATAGCAGCACAGATTTTTGTTTTGTAGTTCATAATAGTAAAGCAATTCAAATATAGGTGAATAATGAAAAGCTATCGTGCAACTTATGTAAAGAAAAATGGCGATGTGCGAAGTATGCATTTTGCAAAATTAAATGATTTGCCAAGCCAGTTTGTTTCTGATAAGATTAAGGGCGGAAATCAGCAGCATAATTTAGATGAAGGCATGGAACTAGTTTGGGATTTAGAAAATAAAGGATTCCGAATCTTCAACTGGAATACGGTTGAAGGAGAAGTAAAAGAAGAAGAAGCAAAGTTTGTACTTTAACTGTAGCACAGACCGTGGTACAGTTCATAACAGTTGGCGGGAGATTTACCGACCAACAAGGAGATAAAACACATGGGTATTGACGTTAAGAAGATGAAGGCAAAACTACAAGCACTACAAAATAAGGGTGGTTCTGGCAGCAAGACTCTTTTCTGGAGTCCAAAGGAAGGACAAAATTATTCACTCCGTATTGTTCCTACACCAGATGGTGACCCTTTCAAGGAATACTGGTTTCATTATGAACTAGGCACACAAGGCGGGTTCCTCTGTCCAAAGAAGAACTTTGGTGACCAATGTGCCGCTTGTGATTTTGCAAGCAAGCTTTATAAGGAAAAGGATGAAGAGTCCACGAAGATGGCTAAGAAATTCCTTCCACGCCAACGTTTCTTTTCTCCTGTACTTGTACGTGGCGAAGAAAAGGAAGGACTCAAGGTATGGGGTTATGGTAAGAACGCTTATCAAGACCTTATCAATCTTGTGCTCAATCCAGATTACGGCGATATTACTGACCCAGAAGCTGGTACAGACCTTTCTATTCACTCAGCAAAGGCTCCCGGCCAATCTTTCCCAACCACAAAGATTACTCCTGCCCGTAAGACCAGCAAGCTTTGCCAAGGTACTGACGTAGAGTGCAAGGAACTCCTTGAGACTCTTCCAGATTTTGATAAGCTACACACCCGTAAGACTTCACAAGAAGTATCAACCATTCTTGATGAGTATCTTGCAGGCGCAGATAATGATGCCGATGCAGAAGCTTCTTCAAGTGAAACCAAGAAGTATTCTGCCGCAACACCAGTAAAATCTAAGAGCGCTGTAGATTCCGCTTTTGAGGAGTTAATGAGTAATTAATCTTTTCTTCAAAAGCTAAGTTAACAAGGCTTAACATTGTAGAATAGGTATAGTATAAAGAAGGGAACAGGGTAAAACTTGTTCCCTTCTTGTCTTTCTAGGAGATAATAATGTCAATGGCTAAAAACAAAAATAAAGAATCAGCAGGAAAAGTATCTATTGGACAATTACGTGATTTATTAAACAAGAAAAGCGGTCGTGAAGTTGCATATGATTTGCAAGACGACAATCCAACTGAAGTAACAGATTGGATTCCAACTGGTTCACGTTGGCTTGATTCAATTATTTGTCGTGGAAAGCTAGCTGGAATCCCAGTAGGCAAGATTAGTGAATTAGCTGGTCTTGAAGGAAGCGGTAAATCTTATATGGCTGCACAGATTGCCGCTAATGCCCAAAAGATGGGTATTGATGTAATCTATTTTGATTCCGAAAGCGCTATTGACCCAGAATTCATGAAGAAAGCGGGGTGTGATATGTCTCGTATTCTTTATGTTCAAGCAGAAAATGTTGAATACGTTTTGGAAAGTATTGAAGACCTCCTAAAGAACAACCAAAACCGCATGTTATTTATTTGGGATTCAATGGCGTTAACTCCAAGCAAGACCGACCTAGAAGGTGATTTTGACCCACAATCTTCTATGGCTGTTAAGCCACGTATTCTTGCCAAGGGCTTATCTAAACTTATTCAACCAATTGCAAATAGTCAAAGCACGCTTCTTGTTTTGAACCAATTAAAAACAAACCTACAGGTTCAAAATATCAAGTATGCAACTGATAGCGAAAAATATACAACGCCGGGAGGCAAGGCGCTATCATATGCATACAGCCTACGTATTTGGCTAACTGGCAGAAAGGCAAAAGACAGTTATGTTCTTGATGAACGTGGATATAAGGTTGGCAGCGAAGTTAAGGCACGGCTTGAAAAATCTCGTTTTGGAACAGCAGGAAGAGAATGTCTTTTCAAAATTATGTGGGGTGGAGCAATCGGTGTTCTTGACAATGAAAGTATCTTTGAAGCAATTAAACCTTTCATTAAACAAACTGGCGCTTGGTATGAAATGGAAGTTGATGGACAAGCTAAAAAATTTCAGCAATCTTCATGGGAAGATTTAATGAAGGAAGAAGGTTTCAAGAATGCCGTTCTTGGAATTATGGATAGGGAAGTAGTTGTAAAGTTTGATACCCGTGAGGGTGATGCAAAGAATTTCTATAATATAGAAGGCGAAGAAGCGAC